CTGTTGTTGGCGAAGCCTTTTCACCTGTTAAATCACCTCTGCGCTTTTGGAGCTCTAGCAGATCTTTGTTTGCATCAGACACAGCTTTTAGTAGTGTGGCGACTACTTCATAAGAACGCGGATGTTGAGACTGAGCAGCCACATCCAGAATGCCAGATAATGCTTCCTGGCCTTTTTCAATAGCAGAAATCAGATTACCACGCGCATATTCAAAGTCATCAACGATTTGGTTTTCGCTGGACTTTGCTGGTAGCAATTCATGTTGTCTGACCTCTTCAAGAGGAGTCAGACCAAGGGTAGTCGCAATTGGATCATTCATATTCTGTTGTTGTTATAATGTAGCCATAATCATCGTCAGGGTATATCAACGAGTTATCGATACTGAGCTCAGCGTTAGATGTTGGTAGTCCTTCGGCTGTTAGTCCAGGTTCTGTTGTAATGTTTACAAGCGGCGTATTTGCAGTGAGTGAATTGAAGATGTTCGTGTCAGCAAACTTAATAACACCTTGACTTCTGACTGGACCAAACAAGTATCCTTTTAATGTGAACGTTAGTTCCCATGTCAACACACGGCGAGTTTCGAAGTCGCTTTCGTATGTATCAGAAACATTGACAGTGTTCAAAATTACCGGAATATCCATGTTGATGTCCATTTCAGGAATCAACTGTACTGTAGCCGTCCATTCTGGTGTAAAGAATGGAAGAATTTGTTCAATAATACGTGTGCCGTCATCAGTATTTTTTACCATAATCGACAATGTAAAATTGATATCGTATGGAACAGGATTATACTGATGCTTCAACACATCTGGATTTGTCGTGTCCTTTAGACGTCTTCTGTTGATCGTATTCAGCTTACGGGTAGGTGCATACTGCATATCCTTGATCTCAAACGACATTCGCGGCAACACAATCGCCGGCATTCTGTTGAGATTAGGATCCGCCGTCAGTCTTGCTAACGTCTTTTCTTTTGGACCATATGCAATAGGCACTTTAACCGTCTTGATCTGATTATGTGTTGGATCAGGACGGTTGATGTAAATGTCGTTGAAAAGTGTACCGAACAAAGTGACATATCGTCTAATCGTTCCGTGATAAAAGGTATGTCCGAAAATGATAGTCCCCTAAATAGTCATATGTTCTACTTATTTATATTTTAAAATGGTCCCATACACATACCTGATTGGGTGGTCCCAATACAACAGATATTATTATGGTGTACGATATGCAAAAAACTGTCGACCAGAAGAGTTATGGGTAAAGTATAAGACATCATCAGCATATGTTAGACATATGTGCATATCGTATGGCGAACCCGATGTTATACAGGTCAGAAAAACGTTTGCAACTGCTCATGCAGCGATGAAATGGGAGCATAAGGTTTTGAGGCGCTTAAAGGTTGTTAAAAAAGATACATGGATCAATAAAACAGACAACACTGCGATAGATTTTCACACATCAAAACGTATTACCGAACCAGGCCGTGTGGCCGCATTAGCGGCCACAAAAGGAAAATCATATATTGAAATACATGGCCCTGAAAAGGCCGCAGATCTTATACAGCAGCGAAAAAGCGCATCAAAAAAAAGATGGGAGGACGACGATCTACGTCTCCGAATGAGTACAAAACCCGACGACACATCTAACTATAAGAAGGCAGCAGATCGCAGATGGCAAGACCCGCAAAGGAAGCAGGCTGCTGCTTTACGTATGAAGCAAATTTGGGAAAAGAGAAAAAATCAACATTAGTAAGTTCCTTCACTGAACGGATCACGCTCTGTAAAATCTATGAACGTATCAGCTTCCGTTTCGATCTCATCGTTATTAGCTGTAACATCGTTCAAGTTAATGTCAAATACTTCCTGTAGAATGTGATATCCTTCCTCATCAGTCAACGGCAAGCCGTTTTCCGTAAGGATGCCATAGACAGATTGATCCAAAGAGTAGTTTTGACTTAGCTTATCAACCGCTTCAATACCAGTGCCAAAATATTCGTTATTGTATTCGAACAACTCGCACTTCAAATCATATGTTTGTAAGGCACCGAGCTGATAGAAGATTGCTTCATGTTCAACAAACTTGATTTCAAAAATCTTTGAATTCAATGGGAAGAAGATCAAGTCACCTTCACGGGGACGGTTTAGAAACTCTAGTTGACCGACTTCGTTGGTAAATGTTCTACGTGCAATTGTGAATGTAATTTGATCGCGGATCTGAATATTGAACTTGGAAAGGAAGTCACCCTCCCCAGCAAATCCTTCGATATTCTTGATAAACATCTCAACAGGAACAGCGTGGATGTATTCGTGTAGAGGGTCTTCCCCGTAGATTTCATCGACGCTGACTGGATTTCTTGGAATGAAGTAAACATCGTGTCCATATATTTTAATGGACTCGATGATGAGATCTTCAATCAACAGCTGCTCTTGGCTGTTTTGAAAATTATTGAAAAAGAAGTTTGTCGCCATTATGCTTTTATCACTGTAACAGTATGATTCTTACTTCTAACGGGTTGCTTGGTGGACAAAGAATTTCTCAAAGAAGAAAAATTTAAGCCGTGTTCTTTAGCAAATTTGTTAATACTCAGTGTAGTAAAAAGTACGCCGTTTAAGTCGATTGAGTATGGACCGTGGCTTTTTGCTTTAGTAATCTGATCACCCCAATCAATCTTTCTATTTTTTAACGTTCTCTGTAAGAACTCCTTTTGCTGAGTAGATCCATTCCACTTTTTAACCAGGTTACTGTTCTTACCATTCTCTACTCGAATTGGTTTAAACCACTCTGAATTAAAGGGTGATACGTCCACAGAGCTACACGGCATAGTGCTGCATGTTTTTTCGAGGTCTTCGAAAAATACTTGCGGTTGAGGAGTTACTCCAAGTGCTTTAGCAATACTATCCATACTTAGCCTATGAGGTCTGCGACCGGAAGTGAATAGCTGTTAATCATTTCCTCTTCCATCTTTTCAATCTCTTTTTCAGCATCGTCCAAAATCTTTTCACCATTGAACTGGACACCACCAGGGAGTTGCATGCCTGTAAACTTCGTTAGGTTTGTGCCCCATTGGTATTTGATCTTGGCAGCAGCGTAGTTTTGCAGCCAGCGATCTGCCCATGCATCCGTATAAACATCTGGATCTACTACCTGGTATGCCTCTACCAGAAGATACTCACCTACATTGTAGTTTTCCCACTTTGTATCGACATACAAACGATTCATGTGGCGGTTGTATCTGATTGGCTGTTGACCAACCAGCATTTCCGAAATTAAAGAAAGGTGTTGCATTGCCATGAAGTATGGCAACATCGAGTATGCAGTTAGTGTGTACAAATCGTTCAGAGCGATCTGATAGCGAATATTAAACATATCATCAGAGCGGATAGACGGATCACCGATAGGAAATACACGGACCGCTCCGATAATGTTTTCTGGAAGCGTGATGTATCGATTGGTGATGTCTAACGATGTAATCTGATGTTTGTAGTATACTTTGTCAGAACCATCAAAGTGATAATCCCAGTAGTAACGCAGAGCCTCATCGACACGGTCTTCTACTTGATCATCATCGACGTTAATCTCAATGACGGGTTTGCCTAGCTTGCGTAAGCAATATTCTTTGAATTCAGCTCTGGATGTTGGAACGGCCATGGTTTATCCTTTTGTTATTATTTATGCGCTACGTACCATTGCTCCGTTGAACCATGTAATCGCTGGATTATTAACTGCTGTAATGGTCAATGTACCACCACTGGTTTGCTGAGCATATACTTCAAAATAATCAGTTGTACCATTTGCATACACCAACGTGCTCACCGTCATTGCTCCAAAATTTGACGCCCATTTTACACCGCTTGAATTCCACCCGCGCTTGTACTCTGCCCCATTTTTCCACAATACAATCATCGTTTCACCTGTGCCAAAATCACCGTCTATACGAACTTCTGCGTTTATTTGGTAATACCCTGCAACTGTTGGTATGAAACGTGAATTAGAATAGTTGTTATTTGTGTCGAATTCTTCCACCTGAAACAACACCTTCTGTTGGCTGCCAGATGTTATATTTTGTAGAGTGTTGTTTGCATATGCAGAAAACGCTGGACCATTTTGGGCTTGTGTCACATATGTCGTTGTGACTAAGGTGCCATTCTCATCATACACAGGTGTGCCTGTACCAAATTCGATGATACCAGTACCATCTGATGAAAAAAGCTTTTTATCTGTTAGATTAATTGCCAGCTCACCAACATCGATGAATGTTGTGTTGGAGCTTGATGTGGTATTGGGTGCGCGGCCACCCACAGTGGTGCGCTTGATTTGTAATTTATTCGCCATATGTTCCTATCTAGGAGAAAAGGGCGTATATACGCCCTTTGTTTGATTACTCGCTAATTGTTTTAGCGGCTTTTCTCATTGTTGCAACTTGTT